ACAAAAGTAATAAAAAAAACTTATACAAAAGCATTTTATTATAAATTTTTTTTATATTTGCTATATGAAAGGAATGATTAATTATAAAAACAACTCAGCATCCGTTAAAGACGTAGATGTAAAGAGTGGAATCGTTACGGGTTATCTATCTGACTTTGATACTAAAGACTATGATGGAGATATCATTGTAAAGGGTGCTTATAAGAAAACAATAGAAGAGGGAAGTCAATTCTTTTTGAATCAGCATAACTGGGCCCAACCCCATGGTAAGTTTAATCTATTGCAAGAAGATAGCAAAGGACTATACTTTGAGAGCCAACCGATGTTAAATACAACCTACTCACAAGATACTTTAAAGTTATATGAGGCAGGGATAATGAAGGAGCATTCAGTAGGTTTTATCACGATCAAAGATGAGTATAGTGCTAAAGATAAAGCTCGTATCATTAAAGAAATAAAACTATTAGAGGGTTCAAACGTTACTTTAGGGGCAAATCCTAATACTCCATTCACTGGCTTTAAGTCTATGACAATGGATGAGACAAACGACCAAGTTAAAAAAATAGTGAAGATGTTAAGGAATGGAACTTTGACAGATGAGACATTTACACTATTAGAGATTGCCTTGAAGCAATTACAGAAACACGCATACAATTTAGGTGTTAAATCACTTGACATAAAAGAGCCGTTATTAGATAACACTCCATTGATTGTTGAGCCGAGTGCCGATGAGTATATTAAAGCAATTACAAATTTCACTAAAACCATACAATAATGGAAGTAAAAGAATTAAATGACGCTCTATCTAACTTAAAAACAGAGTTAGAAGGGAAATCTAAAGCCGAAGCAAAAAATGCTATCGACGCCTTTGAAGTAAAATTCAAAGAAGTGGTTAATGACCAAGTAAAATCAGTACAGGATGAGTTTGAAGCTAAGTTGAAATTAGTTCAAGAACACGCTGACAAATTAGATGTAAAACTGCAAGAGAAATCTAAAGCACAAGAAGCTAAAGGAGACTTTTTAAAGAATGCTATTAAAGCAAACTTTGAAGGTATTCGTTCAGTTGAGCAAGGAGCAGTTAAGAAATTCAGAACAGAGGTTAAAGCCGTTGGAGATATGACTTTGTCAGCATCTTTAACTGGAGACCAACCAAGAGACTACAACTTCAATGTTGTATCTGCACCATCTCCACTTGTAAACGTATCTGATTTAGTTGGATTGCGTAGAATCTCTGGAGGTACTTATACCTATGTAAGAGTAGTAAAAGGTGAAGGGTCTATTTCTGCTCAAACAGAAGGAAGCTCTAAATCACAAATTGACTACGACTACTCAATGGTTGATGTAAACACTGACTTCTTAGCAGGTTTTGCAAGATACTCTAAAAAAATGGCCAATAACTTGCCTTTCTTAGAATCATCTTTGCCTATCGAGTTAAGACGTGATTACATGATTGCTGAGAATGCTAAATTCCAAACAGTATTGGCTGCTGCTGCAACTGCATCAACTTTAACTGCTGGAAATGAGATTGAGAGACTATTAGAAAATGTATCTGTATTAGCATCTGCTAACTACTCTGCAAATGGTATCGTGATCAACCCTGCTGACTATTTTAAAATCATCACTACTGAGAAATCAACTGGTGCAGGTTATGGATTGCCAGGAGTTGTGAGCATTGATGGAGGAGTACTTAGAGTTAATGGAATCCCAGTTTATCAAGCGACTTGGGTAGCAGAAGATAAGTACTATGTAGGAGATTGGTCAAGAGTTAACAAAATCGTAACTGAGGGGATGAGCTTAGCTTTCTCTGATGAGGATGGAGATAACTTTGTAAAGAACAATATCACTGCAAGAATCGAGGAGCAAAACGCTTTAGCCGTTGAGCAACCAGCTGCATTGATCTATGGAGACTTTACTACCGTAGCATAATCGCTAAGGTTTATATTTATAAAGACCTAAGAATTAATTTTCTTAGGTTTTTTTTGTATATTTGTTTTATAAAATTTATAGTAATGATACAAATATTAAAGAAATTCACTATTTTAGGAGACAATAAGAAGTATTTAGCAGGTGATAAAGTATCTTTAGATAAGTCTAAAGAGAAAGACTTAATTGCTAAAGGATATGCAAAAGAGGTAAAAGAAGCACCTAAAAAGAAAAATAAATAATGGCTTACTTAGATGTTATAACACTTGACGATGCAAAGACTTATTTACGAGTTGATGATACACTAACTGATGACGATGTTAGAATCACCTCAATGATAAAGGCTGCTTTGTCAACTATTGAGAGAATGACAAATATATTAGTTTATGCAAGAGCTAAGACTTATTTGTTTGATGACTATTGTGTAAGGGTTTATGACTATCCAATTAACTCTTTGATAAGTCCTTTAGATGCAACTGTAACGGCAAAGACATTATACACTATTTACGAGACAAGCAACTCAACTGACTTGGAACTTATACTAAATGTAGGATATAGTGATCCAACTGATGTGCCAAGTGAGATTATAGAGGCGGGTTTGGAGTATGTGAAGTATATGTATTATGACCACGAGACAAACGCAACTAATAAAGGACAGATGCCAATGTATATCGTTAGTATGATAGATATGTTAAGAAGATTTGTAATATAATGAGAGCAAGAAAGTACACAAAGAAAATAGAAGTTTGGCAAACTACAAAAGTATCTGATGGCTTTGGTGGGAATGGAGTTACAAATGAGTTGTTAGCTTCTTCATGGTGTGAGATATTGACACCTGACAAGTTAATGAGAAACACAGACTTTGGGGTTACAGGCACTGCAAATACGATTATTGCAAGGCTTAGAAAGAGAAATGATTTACCTTACAATAGTGTTAATCAATTCTTTGTGTATAGAGGAGATAAATACTTATTACAAGGCGCACCTATAAATGTAGGTTTTGAGGATAGAGAAATACAAATAACATTAACAAGAGAGAATATAAATGGAGCAAATGAGTTAGCACCTATTGGTGGCGACGCATTCCCATATACATTTTCTTTTCAATTAGCATAAAAAATGGCACTATTAAACATACCAACAAAAAGCACAGGAGATACTTTCACTGCAACTGAGCTAAATACTATTGTTAACGCAATAAAATCTTTACAAAGTGAAAAAGGACACGCTGTTTATTATGATGGCCAATATACATTAGAATCTCCACAAGAAATAAGTGGATCGAGTTTTGTAGCTATTGGAAATAATGCAGAAACAGCAATAGAAACGTTTTTACCTTATGGGGTAGATACTCTTTATGACGGTGAGAAAATATTACCTCCAAGTGTTGGAAGTTCATTTATGGCTTACATTATTTTTACAGCAAAAGCTAACTCTTCTAATGCTTTTTTTGAGTTAGGTATAGATATAGGGGGAAGTCTTGGAGTTATCTTTAAAAACTCTAAACAATTAATAAAAGGAAATAACACGTATCAAGACTATTACATACCCATAAATGGTTTTATGGTAGACACTTTTACTTCAAATGGAGGTATTATAAAGTTATTGCCAAGTACTGGAGACACTATTAGTATTTATGGTACAAGATTCTTTATAAATATTGGTTATCAGCAACAATAATGTCAAACAAGAGTTTAGACAAGGTTTTAAAAGAGTTAAAGGCGTTTGGTAAGGAAGCAGAGCAAACGATCGAAGAAGAGACTGAGGCTATTGCCGGTGAGATAACTCAATGGGCAAAGCAATTAGCCCCTAAAAACATTGGCAAGTTAGAACAAAGTATATTTCCTGCAAAGGAGCGTGAGATGGTTTATAGTATTAATGTAGGCATGGATTATGGAGCTTATGTAGAGTTTGGTACTGGTAAGAAAGTAAGTGTACCAAGTGAGCTAAAAGATGTAGCTTCTAAGTTTAAGAATAGAGGTGGTGGGTCCTTTGAGCAAGGTTTGCAAAGTATAAAAGATTGGTGCAGGCAAAAGGGAATTGATGAGAGTGCTGCTTATCCAATCTTTATATCAATATTAAATGAGGGAATACAACCTCAACCTTATTTATATCCTTCTTATGTAAAAGGTAAAAAGGAATACTTAAAGAATTTGAAACGAGCATTAAAAGACTTAAAAAATAAATACGGATGATAGAGTATAAAGAATATTTTAAGAATAGGCAAGAAGTAGAGGACTTCTTTAACGATGAGACTTTTAAGTTTGCATTAATGACTAATAATATGATGCACTTTGAGTCATTGAATCCAATCTTCTTAGGTGAGAAATTAGTTAGCTTTCAATTAGTATTTTACTTTGAGGAGGGCTGCGACTTTTTTACGTACTCAGGATTCCATACATGGTTAGATGATCATCAGCTATCGAGTGTAAAATGTAAGTCAGAAGAAAGTGGAGAAATCGTAGAGATGTTCTTTGCTAAATATGTAGATTATAGAAATAATTAAGATATGAACAAATCACTACCAGACAAATGGGTAAGAAAAGCCGTTTACGATGCTATTAACAATATGAGCGTATATGACGTGCTATCCGACACAAATATACTTATACCTTGCTTTGACAGCAGACAAACAGCCAATGGGGGTGTTAATGCTTATGTGATCATGTCAACTCAAACGAATAGTGTAAACAAAGACACGAAATGTGAGAACTCGTGGGAAAGTAGTATTTTGTTGGATGTTGTAACAAGTTATACAAGTGCTGGTAATATGGGAAGTAGAGTTTTAGCAGATAATATTTTAGATAAGGCAAGAGAACTTACAAATGCACTTAGTTTAGATGTAGCAAGTGGTTTGACTATATTAAAGCAAACTGAGGACTTCCCGAATGACCTTGTAAGTATAACACCTAACGAGAATGTATTTAGAAAGTTTATGCGAATTGAGTTGTTTATAAACTAACTATAAAAAAATAATATAATAAAATAGATTACTATAAATAAAATTTATTATATTTGTGTAATTAATAATACTTTAAAAAAATCATAAAATGAGTACATTTATAAAAGGTGATGACGTTATACTTTCAATTTGGGATGGTGTTAGTGCCTACGAACCAATCGGATGTTTGACATCTAACGAATTAAGCGTTGTAAGAAACCTAATTGAAACACAGACAAAATGTGCGCCTGGAATTATCGAGAGAGCAGCAGGAAGCACAAGCTCAGAGGTTTCTTTTGATGCTATCTATATTAAGACAGAAGCAGGAAAGACTGACTTTGATGCTTTGTTGGACTTTATCAACGTAGCTTCAGGAACTACTCAAACTTGGAAAATATCAAGTGATCAAACTAGCCCAGTAGCTTATTATGGAACTGCCGTATTATCAGGTCTTACTTTAACGGCTGCTGCTGGAGATGAGTTTGCAACTTACTCAGGTACTTTGTCAAATAGTGGTCTTATTGTTACTGTTGATCCAAACGCGTAGTAGATGATAACAGAAATTAAATTAAACTTAGGAAAGAAAGATAGGCTATTTACATTTGGAATCATTTTTTTAGGTGAGGTATTAGAAAGGTTAGACACTGACTATAATACTTTGTTAGAAAAAGTAAGTAAAAACCCATTTAAGTATGCACCTATTTTGATGTATGAGAGTTTAAGAAACTCTTATAGAATTGAGAAGAAGGACATTGACTTTATAGAGGATGACATAGTAATTTGGTTGGAGTCTGAGGATTTAATGGGAGTTGATGTGATGTTGAGTTTTATTAATGCTTTTATGGGAACTCAAGAAAATAAGACACCTGTTGATGAGGGTTCAAGTGATGACAAAGAAGCATCAAAAAAAAAATAGATTGGTATAGTGATGTAGTATCAGTATGCTTAGGTGAGTTAGGGGTACAATCTTATGAGTATTTATATAAAATGACAATGGCTGAATTTAATATTCGGCTATTTGCATTTAAAAGAATGAGTACTAATAGAGAGTTATTAGTTAGGGAGGTTGCTTATTATAGTATGATAGGTAGTCATTTAAACCCTAAGAAGCTACCAAAGTCAAAAGAAGCTTTTTGGCAAGTTGGTAGGGATGTAAAAGTAGATAAAGAAAGAGTGGAAAGAATGAAGGAGGCAATGCGTAAAGCAGTAGAACAATATAACAATAGAAAGTAATGGCAGAATTTAATGTAGAGATTGGTGCAGTAAATAAAAAGCTTAACGAAAAGCTAAAGCAGTCATCTGAGAATAT